CTAGCGTTTTCGTCTGAAAAAGTGTTTTCGCTCTACCCACGGTGGCGGATAACGTCTTACTTTTTCGTTTGGTCGCCAGAATAATATTTTGGAGGCGTCTTTGTTTTGCTTGGTAAGTCGCGCCGTATCAAGCATTTTTATAAGTGATAGCGCGTCAATGCCGATTTGTTCGGCAATGTCCTCAATAAAACGGATAGGAAGTCGCAGACGATCGCGTCTGTATTGGCTGATTCGGGTCGGCTCTACTTGCCAGCGTTGAGATAAAGCATAGTCAGACAGGATAAAAAGCCTGTCTTTGATTTGGTCGATGAGTTCAGATTGTGTTGCCATGATAAGCCCCTTTCCGGGGCTTATTTTAATTCAATGAGCAAACGCTCTCTATTTGAGCGTTTGCTCCTTATTTTGTAGGTTTGTTTCTTCGGGTTTTTCTAGTTCGATAAATTCGACGTTGGGGGAAGAAAAAAGACAGTATAAGTTTAGCTCTGTCGGTTTTTGGGTCTTTCGGCATTCAATTGCCTTTGATTCCCCTTGTATGAATCCAGTGAAATAACCGATTGAAAAGCCTATTGAAATAAGCAATAGATTTTTTAAGCATTTCATTAGTTCTTAATCGTGATTTCGCCGTCGTCGCAGATGTAGGCGCGTTTGATGGCTTCGTTTAGAAGGATATGGGCAAGTTCACTGTCCTTCAGCGGTTCGCGCCCAAGCTGTATCAGTTTCTTATTGGCATTGATGGCAAGCCTTCTAATGCTCTCTTCCTGCTCTTCTTTGATTCTCAGTGATTTCATGTGTCGTTTTTCCTAAAACTTTTATGCAATATAAAACAAGGCGTTACTTGTTAACAAGCATATTTGTATTGTGCATATTTGCATACATGAATACAATGCCAAAAATGCATACATGAATGCAAATATCAGTTATGTGTTGTAAAAAGGTCAAAACATGAAAAAGCGTAGCGCAAAAGTAATTCAAGAAGAGGCAGGCTGGCGCGTTGAATGTCGTGAAAATAACGTTTTGTTGCATACGTTATATTTTCATGATTGCTCTCAAGTTCTTGCTGTTTCTCGCGCGGAAGTTTGGGTAGTTGCCGGCGTTGCAATTCCTGTTTCTTTCGGTATGGAAAAAGAGGATTTGGGGGTTATCAATGAGTAAGATTGAACAGATAAAAACCTATGGGGCTTATGCCCCCCCCCTATCTAACAGGGGGGGTCGAGATTCAGACGGTAACTGTGAAGCTCAGGAATATGAACGCTATGAGAAATACGTTATTGACTATGACGGCAATATTAAAGCCGTTCCTCTTCGTAAGGGTCTTGGGAATTCGGCTTTTATTGATACGCTGAGTTTCACTTTTCATGAATCATCGGTAACTGGTTTTTGTGTTGACGGTAAGCAAATTGGAATTTCAACGCCGATTTCAGATTATGACGTTATAAGAAATTGGTCTGAAATTTCAGAGTTTATATTTGGGTTTGGGGTGTCGTCCCCTGCTCCGGTTGGCAAGGGTCGATTCTATGGGCAACGCTGGGAAATGTCGGTCGATGGCGTTATTTACGGCCAAGTTTATATCGGCGGTCAGAATGACACTCTTCTGATTGAGTTGAGCGGAAAAGGTTGCAATGTTGCTTCAGACGGCTGGGAAAAGCGTTTGTATAAGTTTTTGATGTTTGCGACAAATCCAAAAATAACGCGTTGCGATATAGCGAAAGATTTTTTTGAATGCGAAATCTCCCCTGATTCTGCATGGGTTTCGTATAACAACGGCGAATTTAATAAGCGCGGAAAAAAACCTTTGGTTTCTCAGATTGGTTCTGATTGGCTGAATGATACTAATACAGGCAAGACTTTGGGAATAGGCTCTAAACAGTCGTCATGTTATGCGCGAATTTATGACAAAGCCAAAGAACAAGGCGATGTGTCAGGCGTGAATTGGTGTCGGTTTGAGCTTCAGTTTATGGGGCGAAATTGTATTTTGCCTTTAGATATTCTTCTGTTTCCGGGTCAGTTTTGGGGCGGAGCGTTTCCGATATGCGAAAAATTGCAAGATAAAGGCTCAACGGAAAGAACTGTTTCGTCATTAAAAAGGTTGGAAATATCAATCGAGAGAGTGAAAGAAGTTGCAAGTAATCAGGCAGGACGAGCTATTAATATGATGTTGCAACTGGGAATGTCAGATTCGGAAATTGTTGATTGTCTTAAAAGAAAAGATGGCTCGTTGCCCGAAAGAGTAAATCCCGCTTCTTATGCTCTGCAAGATAAGAGGTATTTAGAGTTTATTCATGACGAATATAAAGATTCCATTGAGTTGGAATTGATTGATGATTTCGGCATGGTTCTAGAAGATAGAGAAATCTATTTAAATCATTAAAGCCAAATAAGGCAGGAAGGTAGTTTTAAAAATGAAAATGTTCGCTAAGGTTCAAGGCTTGAAACGCTCTAAAGGCGTGATGAACGATACAGGCAAAGCATACGATTCAACAACGGTTTATGTCGAGTTTCCATTCGCTCGTGATAATGCCGATATGCGCGGTTCAGCAACCGAGCCGATGAAATTCGGTACATCTGAAAATTTCGATAAATTTAACGGTATTCCTTTACCGTTTGAAGCGGAAATCGACATTGAAGTACAGACTAACGGTAACCGTGTTCAAAACGTGATTGTCGATATTCAGCCTGTTCTGAATAAAAAAGACCCTATTCAGCAGAAATAATTTTAGGGCTGTCCGCTTGCCCTCGAAAGCGGAATTTTATTATTTTTTTGAGGTAAAACTATGAAACTCGCAAATTTGAAAAAAGTCGCCGTTGGCGCAACTCTGGCAACCGCTTCTGCTTTGACTATGGCCGAAGGTATTGGCGATGTGTCTTCCAGTATTACTGGCGAACTTGCAAAGGTTGCTCCGGTAGTAACTGCTGTTGGTGTTGCTTTGATTGGCGTGTACGTGCTGATTAAAGCTTTCCGTTTGGTTTCAAGCTTCCTGCGCGGTTAAGAAACTGGGGGCAATATGGGCGCGCGCGTTGGCTTGCAATGCTTTCAGACTACTGAAACAGCGACTGATTATGTTGTGTCTCAGATTGTCCCCGTTTTGCATTCTGAGGGTTATTTGATAGCCCCTCGTAAGCAGGGTAAAGACTGGTTTGTCGGGGCTGAAAAGGTCGTTTTAAATTTCCCAGAGTGTTCGATTTTGGAGCAGATGGGGTATGGTTCACAAATCGCTACGCCCTTTGTGCTTTTTTTTGTGATTATGTTTTGCTTCAAAATTGTAGCTCGTTTTATAAATTCTTCAGGTCTTTCCGATGGTAACTGATTTTGCGTTTCTTGTTGGTTTTCTCGCAACTCTCTCTTTGATTTTTTTGTTTAAGGGGTAAATTATGAAAAAAAATAGTCTAGCGGTCGCGGTTATGGCGGTCGCTTTTTTGTTTCCGGCTCAGTCTTTTGCAGATACAGCAAAAGTTGGAGATGTTACTTGGGGCTTTAGAACTGATAAAAGACTCAATGACATGACAAGTCTATGGGAGCCGAAACAAATAGGAATTTTGGATAAAAAAACAGGTATCACGCACATTACCACAATAACAAAAGTGGCCTGTGTACTAGACCAGTGTCTTTATAGAACTGAGTATCAAGGTTCAAAGGGTAAAAAACAGGAAATGCAAGTCTTTGATATTGAAGATGTATTGCCCAATAATTCGGGGAATAAAAAAATAAGTATGGGTGATAAGGACGTGGCCGAAAATGCAAAAAAGCTTGGGATCGAAAAGGAGAAATTAAAAAAGGCTTTGGACGATGAAAACGAATATCAAAAGCTCTTGAGAGAAATTCAAGTAAAGAAAGAACAGCAAAGACGGAAAGAAGAAGAGGAAAAGGAAAAAAATAAAAACAATGGAACGACTGGAAATGGTGGCGGTGGCGGTGGCGGAAGCCATGGCGGTGGCGGAAGCTCAGGCGGTGGCGGAAGCCATGGCGGTGGCGGAAGCTCAGGCGGTGGTGGAAGCCATGGCGGTGGCGGAAGCTCAGGCGGTGGTGGAAGCCATGGTGGTGGCGGAAGCTCAGGCGGTGGTGGAAGCCATGGTGGTGGCGGAAGCTCGGGAACTGGTGGAAGCGGAAATAAAAAACTAGAAAATATTTACGTAAACGATACCACAGGTGCAATCTCGGATACTTATGAAGGTGCTTGTACTGGTTCTGTCGATAACGGTTATGGAACTGTTATTAGTGCGAGAATTAGAAAACATGATTCAGGTGGAAACTTTTGTCAACTTTATTATTTAAATGATGGTGAACCAAATCCGATTGGTTCGGCATCTATAGATAAATTTCCTGTTTCCTCTCAAGAGGGCGATTGTGGCCCGGGTTCTAATAAAACATTCGGCAAAAAGAACAACGGTACATTTTCTGTAGTCTGTACCTATAAACACAAACCCAAAGAAGAAAGTTCGACTGTTGGTTCTACCGGCTCTTCGAGTTCATCAAGTAAGCAGGACGCCGAATCATCAAGCCCTAATAGCTCAACCGCTGGGGGCGGTGGTGGCGGTGGTCGTGGCGGAGCCGACAACGCCACAACGCCCGACAGCAGAAAGCAAGGGGGCGGAAGCAATGGCGGAAGTGGCCAAAGTGGAACGACTGGTGGAAGTGGCCAAAGTGGAACGACTGGCGGAAGTGGCCAAAGTGGAACGACGGGCGGAAGTGGCCAAAGCGGAACGACAGGCGGAAGTGGCCAAAGTGGAACGACAGGTGGAAGTGGTCAAAGTGGTTCTTCAGGTTCAGGCGGTGGCGGTGGTGGTCAAGATTCGGAATTGCCTGAAATGCCTGATTCCCCTTTCGGTAATGGTGACGGTGAGCCTGATTGGGGCGGTCTTAAATCTAATGGCGATTTCGGCACTTTTAGGCCATCGTCCGCTTTTAGTACAGGTGGAGCTTGTCCTCAAGATTTAAATTTAGATTTCGGTCAGTTCGGTGTTCATCAACTTCCAATGTCTTATGTTTGCATGGCAGTCGAAAAATTACGCTATGTCTTTATTTTTCTTGCTTATTTAGTTTCCGCTATGATGGTCTTTAGAACCGTTAATTCGATGAAAGGATAAAAAAAAATGCCTGCTTTTCTCGCTGGGCTTTTCCGTGTATTGATGGCCTACATGGGCAGACTTCTAGCCACTTTCCTGCCATCTTTGAAAACCCTTTTTTTCCAAGTTCTTGTCGGTTTGGGTGTTTCTCTTGTTTCTTATGAGGGTCTGAGTTTCGCAGTTGAGGGAATACTTGATTATATAAAGTCAAATTATTTCGCTATGCCTGCCGATTTGGTCGGCCTTTTGGGTTTAGCTGGGATTCCCGAAGCCTTGAACGTTATTTTCGGCGGTTTCTCTTTTTCTTTTGGTATTTGGGCATCTTATAGGTCTTTAAAATTTATTAAATAGAGGTTTTTATAATGATTACACTAATTACAGGCGTTCCAGGCTCTGGCAAAACGCTGATGGCCGTTTCAGATTTGGCTAAAAAAGTAGATAAAGAATGGGCTGGGCGTAAAATATTTATTCACGGTATCCCTGAATTGACGATTCCTACTGAGCCTATACCCGATGGCCACACAATTCAAGACATGCATGTTTGGCTTAAGAAACCTGAAAATAATGGTTCGGTCGTAGTGATTGATGAAGCGCAGAATATTTTCCCGCCACGTTCGGCCGGCTCAAAAACACCAGAAATTGTAGAGTGGTTGCATGTACACCGACATTCGGGGGTAGATATCATATTAATAACGCAAATGCCTGGTCGAATTGACAAACAAGTCCGCGACTTGGTTGGAGCGCATTATCACATTCATAAGACACCGATCGGCGTGCGAATGCGTTATTTTTGGGACTATTGCGAAAATAGTCCGAAATCAGGAATGAAAAACGCGCGTCCAGAAGTTTATAAATTCGACAAAAAAGCCTTTGGCCTTTACAAGTCGGCTGAGATACACACGAAAGTCAAAACTCCGAAAAGTAGGGTTCTATATATTATTCCGATTGCCTTTGTAGTGTTGGGCATTTCGTCCTTTATGGGCTATAAATTGCTGACAGGCTTGGGGCAAAAAGAAGAGATTGTCGAAAATAATCAAAATCTGCCTATGGCTCAAATAGAAAGCCCTCCCCCTCAAGATTTCCAGCGTATGGCCGTTAAAAGTTCGCAAAATGTTGGTGGCACGGTTGGCCAACAGCTTGCAAGCAGGGAAGATAGGCATTTGACGGAAGAAATGCTAAATCCGACTGTTGAAGGTCTTGTGGAATCAAAACCCATTTATGATAATGTTCGACAAGTCAAGCAGTTGGAATACCCTGTTGCATGTATTTCAGGGGGAAATTCTGGTTGTTCGTGCTATTCTTCTCAGGGTTCGGCAATCAAGGAAATTGACAAAAAAACGTGTAATGAGTATGTAAAAAACGGTCTCCCCTTTAATCCGTATAAGGAAAAACGGAACGAATTATCAAATTCTGAAGTTGTTGAGAAACCATCTGTCAGTAAACCTGATTCTTCAGTCTTAGTTATGGGCGGAAAATCTCAGCAAAATTTGATGTATGATGGCTATGTCGAGGCAGGAAAGGAATTTAACCCGAATGGCGGTGTCGTGGGTTCAAATTAGAGAAAAAAAGGTCGTTTGTTTTCAGACGGCCTT